GCGGCGAGAGGTCTACGGCAACAGGAAACAATACACTCGCAGGTGGTATTTCAGCTACCGCAATAGGGACTACTACAGAAGCAAGAGCTACAAGTTCTTTTGCTACAGGTATTAATACGTTAGCAAGTGGAAATCACTCTACCGCAATGGGAAATGGAACAGTAGCAAGTGGTACAAATTCTATATCAGCAGGTTCAAGTACCACGGCAGGTGGTAACCAATCTTTTGCAGTAGGTTTTTCTACAACAGCTAATGGTAATGTTGCTACAGCAATGGGAAATTCAACAGTAGCGAGTGGTGTTTCGTCTACCGCAATGGGGCTTTATTCAGTAGCAAGTGGGGTTGCAGCTACAGCAACAGGTTATGATACCGAAGCAAGCGGTGCTAACTCTACAGCAATGGGAAAAGAAACGACAGCTAGTGGTGACAATTCTTTTGCTACAGGTCAAGGAGCTACCGCATCGGGAGATTATTCTACCGCATCGGGTAGAGCTACATTCGCAACCGGTACCCAATCTTTTGCAGCAGGTTTTTTATCTAGAGCAAGTGGAGAGTATTCTACAGCTATGGGTGCTAACTCTGTAGCAAGCGGTAATAAATCAGTATCAATAGGCGATACCACTATAGCTAACTCGTTTTCAGAAATAGCGATAGGTAGAAATCCTGTAGCAAAAACAGGTAATGCAACAATATGGATTGCAACGGATAGGTTATTTAGTATTGGTAACGGGGCGTCAGCAAGTTCGCAAAGTATGGCTTTAGAAATATTAAAAAATGGTATAACTGTTTTACCGGCAGTAGTTTCGTTAAGCTTTGCAGACGATACAGCAGCCGCTACAGGTGGTGTACCTGTTGGTGGTTTATACCATACATCGGGTGCTATAAAAATAAGACTAACATAAAAAAAAATGAATTTAGGAGACATAAAAATGTATGCTTTAAATATTAGCAGCTTAGTTATAAGTATAAGCAATGTAGACGTAGTTTTAAAAATATTTCTACTATTACTAAGTATAGGGTATACTATAAATAAATGGGTTTTACTAAGAGATGAGAAAAATAAATAAGATTATAATTCATTGCACAGCTACACCCGAGGGTAGAAATGTAAGCGTAGATACTATACGAAAATGGCACGTAGAGGGTAACGGGTGGCAAGACGTAGGTTATCACTTTGTAATAGCTTTAGACGGCGAAGTAGAAGAGGGCAGACCTTTAGAAAAAACAGGGGCGCATACAAAAGGTTCAAATTGGGACAGTATAGGTATAGCGTACGTAGGGGGTATGAATAAAGAAATGGACGCCTCAAAAGATACACGTACCGAAGAGCAAAAAGAGAGTTTAATAGACTTAATTTGTGAATTAAAGGACAGCTACGGCGGTACAGTTTACGGACATAGAGACTTTAGTAATAAAGATTGCCCTAGTTTTGACGCTAAAAAAGAATACGAAAACATAAGCAATAGATACTAATGAATATAAATATAATTATACTAGCACCTACAGCTTTTATGTTAGGGTTTCAATATTTTGAGCCTAGTAAAACGCAAGCAAAATTTGATTTTAACGAATTAAATATATATCTAGCTTTTTTTCAATTACAAATACAATGGAATGAATAAGATTTTAAAGTGGTTTAGCGGCAACGTAATTAGTGAAATAGGTAAAGTTATAGATAATTTATTTACTAGCGAAGAGGAGCGTTTAAAAGCCAAAAACGAGATATTTAAAGTACTTAAAGAACAGCAACTAGAATTACAGAAGCTACAGACTAATATTATTTTAGCAGAGGCTAACGGTAATTGGCTACAAAGAAGTTGGCGACCTATACTAATGTTAGCGTTTGGTTTTATAGTAATTTATGTTAAATTTATAGCACCTTTATTTGATTTACCAATACCGGAGTTAGAGAATGAGTTTTGGAATCTACTACAAATAGGCATAGGAGGCTATGTAGTGGGTCGTAGTGGCGAGAAAATGATAAAGACATACGCTAGCACTAAAGTAGAATAAAAACGTCTTAAAACGTTTAAAAATGAATATAGTATAAAAAGCGTTATAGTAGTATACTAGTATATAGTAGTATATATATACAGTAGTATATATGCTATATAGTAGTAGACTAGTATATATTAGTAAAAAAACGACTATTAAAAGTTACTGACCTAATTTATTTACAACTATTTTAAAATACTTTTTTATTACCTTTGAGGTATGGCAAAACTTAAAAAACCGACAGTCTCTAGTCTAAAGAAAAAACTAGACATAATTTTTAGTAAATATATAAGACTTAAAGACGCAGACCCTAGCGGTAATGTAGAGTGCTATACTTGCGGAGTCGTAAAGCAATGGGAAAAAGACGGTATGCAGGCAGGGCATTTTATGAGTCGAAAACATACTATAACTAGGTGGGACGAGCAAAACGTAAAACCGCAATGCTATACCTGTAATTGTCATTACTACGGTAGACAGTACGAGTTTGGTTTAAGATTAAATACTGAATACGGCGAGGGTACGTCCGAGGGCTTACTACAAAAGAGTAGACAGCTACAAAAAAACAATATAGTAGACCTACTAAAACTAATTGAAAATTTTACTAAAAAGGTAAGTGAATTAAAAAAATAGAATTATATTTGCAGCTTAATATTGTATTGTCTAGGTACTTTATTACTTGTTTATATCGGTCAAATTGCACTCTTAATCGGGTGCTTTTTGTTTTTTATTAACTTTTGTTTGGTACTTATAAACATTTTTGTATACCTTGCGAACTAATTTAAAAACCGATATATGGGACAAACAGCATTACATTTTTTACATTACAGAGTAGAAGCAATGGCTAGAGAGCTAGACAGACTACAAAGTCAAAACGATTTTTTAATCGCAAACAACGAAGTATTAACCACTAATTTAAACCTTATACGATATGAGCAGTAAAGCAGTAATACAAAAAATAGAGCCTAGCGGTCTATGGAACGGACTAACGAAATACAAAGTTACTTTTAAAAACGGTAAACAATATACTTTTTTTGCTAAAGGCGATTTTAAATTTTCTGTAGGTAGCGAGATTAGATACGAGGTAACTAACGAAGAGTATAAAAATGCTAGAATACCTTTAGAAGAATATAAGCAAGAGGACGTCAATAACGAGCAAGAAAAACCTATGTTAGATATGCCTAGACGTACTAGCTTAATTGAGTCAAAACCATTTCAAGCAACAGGTTACGACGTAAAATTATATAATGCAGAAGACGAGCAACTAAGATTAAATTGTATATTAGCAGCAGCTACTTTTAATCAAATGAAAACCGTAGGCGCAGAAACAGTAATAGAAGAGGCAAAACAATTTTTTAACTATATAAAACAATAACGATATGAATAGTAAGTACGAGAGTGAATTTGTAAATAGTTTCGTTTGTAGAGACGAGCCAAAATATGATTGGATAGTAGCAAAGCTACATATTAAAACTAGCGAGTTTAAAGACTTTATTAAAAAGTACGAGTCGCATATAGAAGAGAATAACGGTTTTTTAAGTATTGACGTTTTAAGAGCGCAAAAAGACCCTAGCAAAATGTATGCTAAGTTTACTAAAATAAATAAGCAAGCAGGACAGCAAGAGGTTAAAAAGGTAGCAATGGCAGAATTTATGCCGGACAGAGAAGCTACAAAAGAAGACGACTTACCGTTTTAGTAATTACATTTAAAATTAAATAGGGGTCGTAAAACGCCCCTTTTTTTACCTCTTAACTTAAAACCGATATATATGTTAGTAAAATACAACGACGAGATAAAAACTTTAATAAGTATACGAAAGGGCGAACTAGAGCAGGGTTTAAAATTAGATATACCCGAAATAGACGAGTACTTTAGATTTAAGCCGCAAGACTTTGGTATATGGTTAGGACACGCAAACGTCGGTAAGACGTCCCTAACGCTTTATTTAATGCTTTTGTATAGTATACGTCATAATAAAAAATGGCTTATCTACAGTAGCGAAAATGAGCCTTACGAGCTAATACAGAAATTACTAGAGTTTCTTATAGAAGAGCCTATAAATAGAATTATACCCGAAGACTTTAATAAAGGTATAGAATTTATTAGAACGCATTTTCAATTTATAGATAATGGTAAACTGTATACTTACAAGGGTTTACTAGAAGAGGCAAAAAATCATAGAATAGCTTTTAAGTATGACGGGTTTTTATTAGACCCTTATAACTCTTTAATAAAAGATAAAGAAATGCTTAAAGGTTTGGGCGGACACGAGTATGACTACGAAGCAACTACAGAAATGAGACTATTTTGTAAACAGAATAAAATTTCATTATGGTTATGTACCCACGCAAATACCGAAGCAATTAGACAAATATATAGAGAGGGTCAATACGCAGGTTATCCAAAAGTACCGGAAAGTAGTAGCGTAGAGGGTGGCGGAAAATTCGTTAACCGTGCTGATTTTTTTGCTGTAGTACACCGTTTTATTCAGCACCCTACAGAATTTATGGACTCGCAACTACATATTAAAAAAGTTAAAAGTATTTCTAGTGGTGGTAGGTGTACCCCTTTAGATGACCCTATTAAAATGCGAGCAATTATAAACAACGTAGGCTACTCTATTAACAATGAAAGTATCGTAAAAAGTCTTAAATTAATTAACGCCCCTTTTTAAACTCGCCTTTTAGTTATACCTTTTCGTGAATGAATTGTATATTAAGTAAGGTTTTTGAAAAGCATAAAAATTGGCTAGAGATAGTCGAAAGCTTTAGCGTTAATAAAGATACAGCCGCCGACATAGTTAGCGAAATGTATATAAATGTATCTAACCATTTAGAAAAAAAAGGTACTAGTATAATTTACGACAAAGACGAAATCAATTATTACTTTATTTATGTAACTCTTAGAAACTTAGTTTTTGATTTAAAACGTAGAGAAAAAAAGGTTAAATACGTAGGGGTAGAATACATAGAAGACGCAGGGCTAGAGGACTATGTAGAGACACCGGACAATTATAGTAAGATAAAAGCTATAAATGATTGGTACGAAAACCCCGAGTACTTAAAGATGCTAGAAAATGAAACAAAGTTAGATAGCTTTACTACAGAAAAAATGCATATATATTATTTACGTAGAATCTTTAAAGAGGTTTTTATAGATAAAAAGAAATTAATGCAATTTAGTAGAGAGTCAAAAATAACTTATTGGAGTTTAAGAAATACTATAAAAATAATTAAGAAACAAATAAATTTAGAGTATGAAGCTAGGGACACTACTAGAGACGATTTTTAAATATACAGGTATAAAATGGTTAGTTAAAAAAATTGTAATTGACTACTTAGGCTACGAAAATTGCGGTTGCGAAAAGAGAAAAAATAAATTAGATAACTTAAAATTTAAAAGAAATGGATAGTGGCGACGTACTTTTTTGGGAAGAGTTTAGAGCTAGTAATAGTACTAGAATTTCTAACGAAGAGTTTAAAAGAATTTGCGCTATGTATAGCCTTTATTTAAGCAAAACATACGTAGAGCCGTGTACTTGCAATCCTAAAGCAATACAGCGATTTATTACAGCTTTAAATAAAGTATATGACAATAGATAAAGTACACGATTTAGAAAAGGCAGTAATACAAATATTAAATTTTGACGGGTGGCAATTGGTTTGGACGGGCAAAGGTAGCTCGCATTTTGATGCAGAGGGTCTAACACCTAAAGGCGAAAAGTGTATACTAGAAATGAAGTTTAGAAATAGATATTATCCTACTAAATTGCTAGAAAAATATAAGTACGATAAATTAATGGCTCTAGATAAAAATATAGTAAAGCTATACTTTGTGGCAGACCCTAAAGGTAATTATCTATATTGGTTAAATGATATGAATATGCCGGAACTCGAAACAAAATCTATTAGAAAAACTACGCTTTGGGACGGAGAAAAAAAGGACAAAGAAATATATATGCTAACTGAAAATAAAGCCTCTATAGTAAATAAAAACGAGCCTAGCCGTACAGGCAAATCTATTTGGGACGAGTACTACAAAAAAAAGAAATAAGTTTTTACATTTTAAGCGAGTTATTAACAAAGTTTTTAGTAACTTGCCGGAATGAAAAACGATATAAAAAATACCACAGAAACGAGTATACTAGACATTGAAGAGTTTAGCTACTTAGGACACTACGAGGCAGTTACAAATATTGTCTTAGAATGGCGAGAACGAGCCACACACAAAAAAACATTATCTAACGAGCTTAACACAGTCGCCGACTCTTTATATAGGATAGGCGTATATGTTTCTCAAATGCAAGAGAGGCAACGTACTATAGATAGTTACTCGTCAAAGTTACGCAGGGCAAAGCTAGAGGCAGAGGCTAGTTTATTAGTTTTACAAACCGAGATAAAAGACAAAAACCTAGATATATGTTTGGTGTAAAAAAGAAATACGAGATTGAATATTGGTACTATACGGCGTGGGGCTACGACAACGAATACGTAGACATAGTCGCATACGACGAAATACAAGCTATACAATTAGCTAGGACAACAGGACACAGTAGTAGAGGCATTAAACATAAAATATATAAAACCTATGAGCAATACGATTAAATTATTAGACGGTAAAAATTACGACAAAGCAGAGCTACTAGAAAAAATGGTAGACGACAACTTTTATTATGGCGAACTTAATAAACTAGCTCTAAGTAGCAGCAGTTTAAAATTAATGTTAGACAGCCCTAAGACTTATTACTACGTTACTAAGTACGCTAAAAATGAAACTACGCCGGCATTACGTGCGGGTCATTTATTTCACACAGCTATTTTAGAGCCGGAGAAATACGAAAAGATAAAATTTATAGATGTACAAAGCCGTAATACAAAAAAGTTTAAAGAGGCTAAAGAACATTTTGGTAGCGAAGTATTTACAGCAAAAGAACGTACCGACAACGAAAGGCTAGTAGACGCAATGTATAAAAACCCTAAAGCTATAGAGCTACTAGGAGACTGTAGAACAGAGGTAGCGGCTATTGGTACTATTATGGGTAAACCATTTCGAGGCAAGGCAGACATACTAAAAAACAAAGGGGGCGGTATTGTAGATTTAAAAACTACAGTAGACGTACAAAATTTTAGTAAAAGTGCTTTTAGATATAAATATACTTTGCAAGCCGCTATCTATTGCGAATTATTTAGTACACCGGAAAAACAATTAACGCACGAAGATTTTACGTTTCTATGTATTGACAAAGCAAACCTAGATATAGGTATTTGGAATTGTAGCGAGGAGTTTTTAGAGTATGGTAAACTAGAACTTAAAAGAGGTATAGAGAGATACGAGACTTATATACGTCCGGACTTTGACATAAACGATTATACGATACAAGGAACTTTATAAAACCAAAACGATATGATAATAGAAGAGGTAGTATGGGAAGCTCTAAGGAAACAAATAGAGCTACACGCAGGCAAAGATAAAAACATTACAGACGTTAGAATTAATTATCAATTACGCATACCTAAACACGGTACTAGGAACTATTTAGGTTTATCGGCGTCTATAGATTTAGAAAAAGAAAAAGAGAAATGCTAAGAAGTTACACGTTAGAAATTAGAGACAGAGACGAGGGGGGCAATACTTATAGGGTCGTAAATAATAAGACTAAAAAAGTATCAAAATTTATAGCTACCCCTAAAACATTATCTAACGGTAAAAAATTACAATACTTATTAGATAAAGCAATTAATAAAACAACTTAAAACTAGAAAAATGAATAGAGATACACTTACAGAATTGTATAAAAAGTATAACCTAAGTAGCGATGATTTTTTTAAACACCAACACTATACGATTATCACACGCTCGGGTATTGAACGTATAATCGCAGCGGAAAATATTAACATTAAATACGAGGTTATAAAATGCGAGACTAACTTTGCGGTAGTAAAAGCTACAGCTAAACGAGCTTTCATAAAAGACACAGAAACTATAGAAACTTTCGGCAGCGCATTAAAAGGGGCTAGCTATAATGACGGTTCTACAAATACGTGGTACATAATGGAAATGGCAGAAAAAAGAGCAATGAGTAGAGCCTGTTTAAAATTATGCGGACTTTATAGTATGGGTGTATTCGGCGAAGACGAAAGCGAATCTTTTAAACGTAAATAATGAGACAAAAAAAAATAACACAGCAACAAAGAATAGATACCCTAGAGAGGGTCATAGCACAGCTTTATTTAAGAGTGCAAACAAATAGTAATATATTAGATAAACTTACAGCAAATGATGAAATACAAAGCAACTAAGTTTCAACAAGTCGCCGACTTAGTAATTAATTATACAGGGACAGATATATTTAAACCAACTAAAAAACAGGACTACGTAGACTGCCGAGGTTTATTTGATACCATAATGCGAAATGAATACGGTTTTACTTTAGATGCTATTGCAAGATTTTACCAACGAAAAGGGTTTGACAAGCGCTCGCATTGCACAATTTTATATAGTGTAAAGAATTTTAACAATGAGATTAAATACAGGCGTAACGACTTAAATACTTATTTGGTAGAGATATTACAAACAGAGGTAACGCTTAGACAGTACGAGGCTATTTTTAATTTGATAATGAGAGTAAAGACTCAAAAAGGTTTACAGCAAATAAAATACCTAGCGCATAAAATAATTAATAACTTAGACGTAAATAGTTCTAAATTTGTAGGTACATACCCCGAACAAGAAACCGTACCGGAAAATCAACTAGACTTAGTCAGAGCTATAGAAAAACAGGAGTTAATAGCTAATAGCGTAGATAGTGATATGTTAGCAAATTTCTAAAAGTTTCGTTATATAAGTATGTTATACACTACAGAAGAGAGCAAATTAAGATTACTAGAGCAATTAGAATACAATTTAGGTATAGTTTCTACTAGCTGCGTAAATGTAGGTATTGCTAGAGCTACGCATTATAAGTGGCTAAAAGAGGACGCAGAATATAAACAAAGTGTATTTGAAATAAACGAGTTTGCTATAGACTTTGTAGAGTCGCAGCTTTACGAAAAAATTAAACAATTAGATACGGCTAGCATTATATTTTACCTAAAGAGTAAAGCAAAGCATAGAGGGTATATAGAACGTCAGCAGGTAGAGGTAACAGACACAAAAGAGTTTACCGTAAGGGTAATTGAATAAATGGCAGAAATACATACTAACGTAGTTTGGAGATACCTAGAAGAGACTGACAAAAAAATAGTAATTTTGCAGGGTGGAACGAGAAGCGGAAAAACATTTAATTCGATGTTATGGTTAATTTTCTCATACGCCCGAAGACACACCGGTAAAACCATTACTATATTTCGCTCTACATACCCCGCCTTACGTGCTACAGTTATGCGAGATTTTTTCGACATACTAAAAGAACACGACATATACAAAGAATATAACCACAACAAATCTAACAGCGAATATAAACTTAATGGCAACCTATTCGAGTTTGTTAGCGTAGACCAAGCTAGCAGATTAAAGGGGCGTAAAAGAAACATAGCATTTTTAAACGAATGTAACGAAATGACATACGACGCCTTTACACAGATTATATTTAGGACTGTAGGCGTAGAGGGCGAGCCTAGTATAATAATGGACTACAACCCGTCTGACGAGTACTCGTGGATATATACAAAAGTAAAGACTAGAGACGATGCGCAGTTTACTATTACTACTTACAAAGACAACAAATTTTTAGAGCAAACCCTAGTAGACGAAATAGAGAGGCTAGAAAGTACTGACCCCGATTATTGGCGGGTATACGGTCTAGGGCAAGTCGGACGTAATAGAGCTACAATATTTAAAGTCAATGAGTGCGAAGAGATACCGCCGGAAGCTAAACTAGTTTCAAAAGGTTTAGATTGGGGATTTGTAAATGACCCGTCGGTTTTAGTGGAAACTTACGTACTAGGTAACTCGCTGTATATTAATGAGTTATTCTACGAATACGGTATGACAAATAGAGACATACATAATAAATTACTAGACCTAGGACTTACTAGGCAAGATGAGATTTTCGCAGATAGTAGCGAGCCTAAAAGTATAGACGAGCTACACCGTTTCGGTTGGAATTGTAAAGCAGCGACAAAAGGAAAAGATAGTATCTTAATGGGTATTGATTTAATGAAACGCTATAACATATACGTAACTACTCGCAGCTCTAATACTTTACAGGAATTTCGTAATTACAAATGGGTAGAAGATAAAAACGGAAACCTGCTAAATAAACCGGTCGATAAATTTAATCATAGCGTGGACTCTATTCGCTATAGTATTTTCAAAAAGTTATCTAAGCCAAACGTAGGACGCTACGCAATTCGCTAAAACCACACACAAAAACCTTACTGTTAAAGTTTTGTTAAATAGTTATAAACATAGCTGTTAATATGTATATGCGTCGTATATTGTAAGTGTTAGGATGCTACCCTAAATTTTAGCCCCTCTCGATTCTTTGACATATTGACTACTAATAAACGCTAGAAGTAAGCACAGTTTATGGCTACGACCATATATATAACAGAGCTAGGTACGGTTAAAAAAGTAGGTTTTCGGCAAATACAAATGGGCAACTAAGCCCGACAATACGGGGGTATAAAAACCTCTTAAAAACCATATAACAAAATGAAGATTTCAGACAAACAAAGAAAGTTAATTCAAGATTACTTAGAGTACTACTATTCTAAGCATCACAAATCAACTGAAAAATTATCTTTGAAAAATCAGTTAGAACTACTGTATCATTACACGACACATTTACAGCCTTTAAATCAAGGACAGATTGCTCGCTTAAAGGGTACAGCTATGAAAAATACTAACTAATAACAATGGGGGTGTAAAAACCCCTTTTAATAATAACTTAAAACCATATAACAAAATGAAAAACTTAGACACATTATTAACAGCAATGAATTACAATGACAGTATAACAGTTAAACATTTAGTAGGCGACGTACTAGGTAACAAACGTAACTTTGAAATAAGAAAATATAACGAAACCGAAGACGGAAGCTCTTATTTTTCTATAAATAAAGTAGGGGGCTACGAGTCTTATAACCTAGCAGGTATTACTAGAGGGGCTTTAAACTGTTACACCTTTGATATTTTCGATAATAAAATAGAGGTTAGAGTTAAAATAAAAAACCTAGAGCTAGTCGCTGTAAATATTTCAGAAGTAGTAGAAGTAAAAGCGTAATAATAACGGGGTGTAAAAACCCCACTAAAATATACACAATGAAAAAAAGCAAAGAAGACCAAATACTTTCAAATAAAATACACGCTGTAATAATGGTAATTATAGCAATAATATTAATAACGATAAATATATAATAATTTAAAACCTAGAAAATATGAGAACATTTACAAAGTACAAGCAAAATTTAAGACAAGAGGGTAACCAAATTTGGAGTTACACAACACACGTAGCGACAATAGACGGTAACAATTTAATGCAACTAGGCTATTGGAGTATGACAACTCAAAAGCATATTAACTATGCAGCAAATCAATTAGGCTTAAACCTTATAAAATAATGAGAGCGCACGACGAATTACTAGAGATAGTACGCAAGGCAGTTATAATCAATGGCACTAACGGGCTACATATATATTTCACTTACGAAACACCCGACGAGGTGGCGCATATAGAAATATACGATACGTGGGTAAATAAAGTTGTAGACTCTTATACAGACGACCGTATGAATATAGAACTTATTTCTAAAGACTACCCGCAATTTTTTAAAACAAATAAATAATAATTTAAAACCGATAAAATGATAAACGATAAAGCAAGATTTTGGACAAGTAAAAAAGATAATACACCTTATTTCTGTATACTAAATAATTTCTTAGACGGATATAAGGCTACAGATAAAGAGGTAGCTAGACGTAGAGTGCTAGGCTTAAATGATTTCTTTGAACTATACGACGACGACGATAACAAATACTACAGCGGCTACGCTAACTTTGAGAATATGTACGACAGAGAGTACGACGAGTTTACAATTTTAGATATGGCTACCGCAGACAGCGGGTGTACGTATATGAAGACTAGAGATAAAAACGGAAAAATGACAATGGTATAATAATAACTTAAAAACGACACAATGACAGAATATAGAAAAATAGATTTATACAGGATGATTAAAGATAATGGTAGCGTAACTATTGACGTAGTACCCTATGATACTAAACTCGAACATTACGAAATTACATACGATAATTACGACGAGGCTCTAGCAGATATTACAGGGCTACAAATAGAAAACGAAATTTACTTTTAATACTAACTTAAAGCAAAACGATATGACAGACTTAACACCGTGGCAAGAGAATACAATTACATACGAAAACGATAACGGCGAGCTTATTACTATAGCTTACGAAAGAGGCGTTTATTAACTATGCA